TTCGCCGCTCGCTCTGCTGCCCTCTTTACCAAGCAAGTTGGTATCAAGTCGGCTGCTGCCCTCAACCTCATGGACACCGATGCAAACATCGGGTCAGGAACCGTCTGCGGTTGGTCTGCAACAGGCAACACGACCTTCAGTCAGCGTAACATCACCGTTGGCGTGATGAAAATCCAAGAGGCTCTTTGCCCTCGCTCACTTGAGCAATACTGGATGCAGTCCCAGTTGACTGCTGGTAGCCAATACGATGGCGTTCCATTTGAGCAGGCTTTCTCCGAGCAGAAGGCTCTGCGTATTGCCGAAGCCTTGGAAACCGCTATTTGGCAGGGTAACTCCTACTTCAGCGGTGTAAACCAATTGCTGAACGCTGCATCGGGTTCTACCGTTCTTGCTAACGCTTCCTCCACAACTTGGAACCCAGTATCGGCTTCCGTCGGTATCACGACTTCCAATGTCATCAGCATCTTTGACAAGGTTTACAACGATATCCCGCAGGCTATCTTGACCAAAACTGACCTCGTAATCTTCTGCGGATGGAACAACTTCCGCACCTTGATTGGAGCGTTGAAGTCGCAGACGGGTGTTATGTACAACCAAGTGGACTTGCAAGGGTTGGCCGATGGTGACATCATCTACCCTGGCACAAATGTCCGCATCGTTGCCGTCCCAGGTTTGACATCTACCAACCGCATCGTCGCAACTTACCTCGGCAACTTGTTCTACGGAACCGACTTGCTCTCCGACGAGGAAAACTTTGAGTTGTGGTACTCCAAGGACAACGATGAAGTCCGCTTCCAAGCCGCCTTCAAAGCAGGTGTGCAGTTCGCCTATCCCGACTTGATGGTTGACTTCAAACTGGCCTAAGTGTAAGGGGGGAGGGAAACTTCCCCCCGTTATTTTGTTCCATCCCTAAAATAAAATATACACTATGTCTTGCTCCCTAACTACGGGCTACGCCCTCGGATGCCGTGACGCCGTCGGCGGTATCAAAACTATTGATGTCCAAGCGATAAACGCTACGGGTTCCGTGAACACGAACGGCAGCGGCTTGGTAACTGGATTCACGCCTACCTCGGTATCGGGGTCTTGGTTTGAATACGACTTGACTAAGGCGACCTCTTCAATGACGGAAACGCTGAACGCAAGCACCGAAAACGGCACTTTGTTCTACACCCCCGAAGTGACCTTCACCATCAACAAGTTGCAGACCTCCGTCCGCAATGAGTTGCGCCTGTTGGCTCGGAATCGCCTCTTGGTCATCGTCCTTGACAACAACGGACGCTACTGGTTGCTTGGTGCCGCAAATGGCTTGGAAGCCTCTGCTGGAACTGCTGGAACTGGTACTGCATTCGGTGACCGTTCAGGCTACGAGATGACGCTGACGGGTATGGAACCCGATGCAATGCTGAACATCGCAGCCGCAACTTTCTCCGCTTCCACGACCCAAATCAGCGGTTCGTAAAGTATCTTTGACCTGCGGGCCTCATACTCCGCAATGGTTTAGTGGTTAGGGCCATCTCGCAAGGGGTGGCCCTTTTTTTTGTACCTTTGGGTATGAGAATTTGCATCGTTTACAACGCCCATCCGACGGGGTGTTCCTTCTACCGACTGGAAATGCCGAACGCCTACCTCGGCGACAACTACACGGAGTTTGACTATGTGTGCGTGGACAACATCGCCAATGTCAAAGACGAGGACTTAAAGACCGTTGATGTGTGGCTTTTCAATCGCTTGTGGTGTCAAGGTACCTTGGAACAAATTCGGAAGGTTTACGAGGCTCTAACGGCGTTTGGGGCGAAGGTTATACTTGACCTTGACGACTATTGGGTGCTGGAGAGCGGACACATCATGTACCGCCATTACCTGGACACCAAACTTGACGAGCAAATCCGAGAACACATCCGCTTGGCCGACCATGTGACCACGACTACCGAACACTTGGCGCAGAAAATTCGCCTGCTCAACAAGGCCGTGACCATCCTGCCAAACGAACCCTACGAAGCCTACCAGCAGTACTTGCCCGATACGACGGCAGAACCCGAACCGCACCTGTTCAAAATCGGATGGTTCGGAGGGGCGCAGCACCAAGAGGACATCGCTTTGGTGGAGCATTCGTTTGGATTGCTTGCCCACGACAAATCCCTTGACGGCCGATACAAAATCTACCTTGGCGGGTGGAACGAGAACCCTGTTTACGCCGATTACGAAAAGATGCTCTCCTGCCGTGGGCTGAACAAGAACTACGGACGCATCCAAGCGGCGGACATCTACTCCTATGTCGGGGGGTATAACTTCATCAACGCCACCATCGCACCGCTTCGTGATACCAAGTTCAACCGCCTCAAATCGGAGTTGAAAGTGGTGGAAGCGGGCTGGATGGGCAAGGCTATCATCGCAAGCGAAACCATCCCCTACACCGACATTATCACCCACGGCCACAACGGTCTGCTGATACCCTACGGCAAGAAAGACGCATGGTACAAGGCGGTACGCAAGTTTGTGAACGAACCCGACTACGCCAAGGGGCTGGCCGTGCAGTTGTCCAAGGATGTACGGGAACGGTTTGACATCACCAAGACCGCCGAACGCAGGGCCGAACTCTACCGAAGCATCGGGCGGAAATTGTGAAATTGGCGGGCAAAGTACATTTAGGGGTAGAGTGATTTACCTATCCCCCAATTCTATCAACACCATCGTCGTCACTTGGACGCAGCGGGCCTCATCAGGGGACCGTTACATCTTGCGTTTGACCAACATCGCCAAGAATGTCACGACCGACTTCACCCTGCTGAAATCAGCCAACCTTTCTTCCTACACGAACCGCTATGACAAATTTCAGATTACCCTGGGGGCGGTTGAAACGGGTACCTATCGTTATGAAGTTTACGATACCAGTAGCACGGTTGCAGCAGCCGTTGCGGTGGTTGAAACGGGCTTGGCGTATGTACAGGTAATCTCGCTGACATTTAACACCTTCGCCAATTCCATCCAGTATAATGTTTACGGCGCAAGTGCCGTCAGCATCTTTGATTCAACTTTTGACCAAACATTCCAATGAGCGTACAAACAAGAACGCAGTTGCAGACGAGTGCCGCAACCATCACCAACGAAACAACCGCCGCAGCCAATACCGCCGTCCGTGTGGGTGGACTCTTTGACGACCTCGCAGATACCGCCACCTTGGACCGAGAGCGGGGCGTGGCGAACCTGTACCTTGACACGGACACCAACTTCACCCCAACCCAAGGGAGTGCGGTAAAACTGACCTCTGCAATGAAGTCGGGTCTGCTGACTACCTACAATTTTTCACGGACGACCAGTTCCATCACCTACACAGGCACAACCAATGCGTCGCTTCGTGTGTCGGTTAACATGGTGATTTCACAAGGAAACGGCAACCAGGTCAAGATTTACATTGCAAAGAACGGAACCGCTATAAATCAGTCCATGGCTGACCTCACGCTATCGCACGACAACGGCCATGCGGTGTTCACCGAAACCGTTCTGCAAGGTGCGGTCAATGACGAATTTACCATCTTGGTCAACGCTATAAGTAGTGGGTCCAATATCACGATTTCGGCTCTATCCTTCACCGTCCACACACTATGAGCAGCATAAAACAATCGTTCACCCAATGGTTGGGTATTGAACACAAAGTCCCCGTGATGCTTGAAAACAAGGCGGGCAAGTATATCACTTATGGGGCGTTCAACGAGTACCCCTACTATCTGCTGGACAACTACCGCCGCAGTTCAAAGCACAACGCTATTGTGAACGGCAAAGTGAACTACATCGTGGGCGGAGGCTGGCAACCTGGGGAAAAGATGACGGTTGAGCAGCAGGCAAGGTACGCCAAGTTCTTTGACGGCCTATCCGAACATGACGACCTCAACGACATCACCGAAAAACTCGTCTTGGACCTTGAACTATTTAACGGGTTTGCGGTCGCGGTCACATGGAACAAGATGGGAACCATCGCCAAGATGGAGCATATTCCCTTTGAAAAGATTCGCGTGGACAAGGACGAGCGGATGTTCCAGGTGGCCGATTGGTACGACGATGCGATGGTCCAACTATACCCCAAAATTGGCGATGTAGAAAAAATCCCCGCCTTTGAT